TTGATTGAATCAATACCTGATGCCATTGCATCTCGGATAGCCTTCATACGGTCAGCCTGATTTTGAATGTTTTGTGCAACTTGGTTGTCTAGTCCAGCGTTTGTATTGAGGGCAAGTTCTTTTTTGGCTGTTTCTAAGATGTTGCCAAAACCAAGTCCTTCTTTCATTGAACTAAAGAAATCACCAATTGCCCCAGTAATGCTTCCTAGTGCATCTCCGCTAGTAAACTTTTCAATATTGCCAGCAAGACCAACAAGGAACTCACCAGCCTTGATTGCGGCTTCAGATGTTTTATCAACAATGAATTCACCAACCTTGATGTCCTTCATCTCTTCCATTTTGTTGATGATGTCACCAAGACCAGCAGATGCCATTTTTGCGCCAGCAACCAAAGTATCAACAACTGCCTTACCAAAATTGATTTGCTCTGCGTCCTTCAATTTGAAAATAACATCCGCAAGAACAAGAGAAGAAGCCTTGGCACCTTTGATAAGATTTTCAACAATCAAAGCGCCGTTATCTTTAGCCGCAAAATCTGTAACTGTTTGTGAGAAACCAAGCATTTTGTTTGCAATTGTGCTGAGCGCACCTGAAACTCCGCTGGAATAATTTCCCCATGATTTTGAACTGTCGATAAGTGACTGGGAAACACCAGTAATGGCGTCTACTGATTTTTGTGCAGGGTCACTTGTACCAGTAAACACATTAGATATTACGCCACCCAATTTATCGAGAGCGTCTGAAGCAAAATTAGTTGCGGTAGACATACCGCTAAAGGCAAGATTTACTAAAGCGGATACTCCAGGAATCTTCATCATAAGACCAAGGAAGTTTGTCACCCATCCCTTGACTGTTGCTAAAGATTCTTTTAGGAAGTCAGCAATGTTTCCAGCAACCTTACCAAGACCACCGAGAATCGACTTGCCCAACCAAAAGAACGCATAGATGATTCCGCCAACAATATCTTTTGCCGCGCCAAGGAAAGTTTCAAAGAAATGAATGACGGTTGCAATTCCCTTGATAATATTCGCCAAGGAAACAATAACGCTTGTAACGGCATATGCAACCACTCTCATAATTACATTGAAAACAGTTTCAACAATCTTCCGAACTGTTTCATGGCTTTCCATCAAGTTTACAAAAGCGTCCAATACATTTTTTACTGCCGTTAGAACTGTTTTTACATACAGAATATATGCCTTGATAACAAAGTTGATAACAGATTCAATTACCTGACCAAGAATTCCTTGATTCTCCATTAGGGAGATAAACGCATCAATAACGAACTTGACCAGTTTCACAATACCAATAAACACAGTAAGGACCGTTCCCCAAACAAACTGGAATACAGCCGCTATGGTTTTTCCAAACCAATTGTTTACATCAATCAAATTACCAAAGGCAATAAGTGTGTACCCAATAACTTTCAAAACAAATGAAATAACTTTTCCAACTACCTTAGCAACCGAATTGAACGCATTGGTAATTACGGCTCTGAACTGCTCGCTGTTGTTCCAAGCGTAAACAAACCCCGCAACAAGGGCTACAACTCCAGCGACAATTGCTCCAACAAGAATTGGGATGCCGCCAAGGGAAGCATCAAGAACTAACATAGAAGCGGCTAGACCGTTTGTTGATGCGATAGATGCTAACTGAGCGCCGCTCATCAACACCATTGCAACTTCTACCAAGGCTGAAGTAAACGCCATTGCACTTTGAATTATTGGAATCAAAATAATAGCCGCTTTATAGGCAAGGAAACCAGCGGCAACTGCAAGAATTACAACTCCAAGAGCCTTTGCTACTGCTGTATGTTGAACAAAAAAACTTGTAATAGTGCGTATTAGAGCGGCTAGACCATTGATTGCCTTAGCCAAGAATCCAACTGCGTACCCACCTAAATTACCTATTACCGCGGCAACATTTTTGATAACTCCAAGGAAAGGCGAAAGCGCACCTAATAAATTAGCAATCGCTGAGCGTACTTTTACTGAGGTCATGGCAAGGACCGCAAAAGCAACTCCAACTGGATTCAAGAAAGCCAAGAAGCGACCTAAAATTGGCACAGCGGATGTCAATTGAGCGCCAGCGAATGTTGCCAAACCAGCACCAACAGCGGCAATTGCTGGAAGCATGAACTCAAAAGCCTTAGATATTCCTTCAATGTTTATTTTTCCTGCATCAATCTTGTCAATCATTTTGCCAAGACCGTCTACGAAAGTAGTAACTGGAGATACAAGTTTTAGAAATACTTTTGTGAGAACTGTAATCATGTCATGGAAAGCGCCCGTACCTTCAACTGCTTTCACAAACTTCTTATACAACTCATAAACCGCAAAAATCATTGGACCAAACGCTTTGAGCAAAGATTGACCCATTGCTACTTGAAGGTTGGTATTGAGACGAGCAAACGAACGCAAAACTTTAGAAGGAGTGGTCATAGCCATCTCATATGTTCCAGCAACCTTCGTGCCTTCTTGCATAACCATATTCACAATGGCTTGTTGTTTTTCTTGGGCTGTAAGCGCTTGGGTTGATTTGCCTAGCGTTGCCGCCATCTTCTGAAATGCTTGACCAGCCGTTCCCTGAATACCAGCAGATTTCAAAAGTTCTGTACGCTGAGTAACGATTGCAGATACGAGCAAATCGAACTCTTCGGTTGAGTTTTTAGCAGAAAGAACTGCTAAGTCTTGAGCGTTACGCGCAATCTTTGAGGCGTCCGCTAAATTCAAATTATTTTGGATAAATCGAAGAGTCGCTCTTTGAGCAACTTCCATTTCGATACCTTGGTCTTTGATACCTTGAGCGGCTTTTGAGGCTTCAGAATAAAGAATTCCGTTTGCGGCGGATACTGTTCGAAGTGCTACATCCAACTCTTCAACGCGGGCGGCGGCATTGAATGATTTGACACCTAAAGCGATAAGGGCTGTGCCAATTGCTCCAGCGGCAACGCCCATGGCAGTAAGACCCGCAGTAAGTTTTGAAGCCGAGCCTTGAAATTGTTCTGCCGCTTGGGATGCTTGTTTCATCCCGCTCATAAAAGATGCTGTATCAGCCGTTAGCCGAGCGCGGACTTCCATCGTCGGTGACTCAGCCATGGCTACCTCTTACTCTTTCGATTGGCTTCCTCTTGTTCCATCGCACGGATGTTCCAAATGGCAGTCCATTCTGTCAATTCTGTTGAGGTGAGAGGGCGGTGGCTAGGACTCCCGTAAAGAAGTTCTGCCACCGTCCTGCCCAACTTTTCTGCTAATTCAAAAAGAAATCTACGCTCAGGATTCTTTAGGAAATCGTGCAGTTGCTTCGTCTACCGCCTTCTCGCTTAGACCTGAAGCGCCCATTGCCTTTGTAGCAAGTCGTTCAACAACTGCGCCACTCTTAGACAAAATTGCTTCTTTATCCTGGTCTGTAAAGATTGGTAGACCAGTAGTAGGGTCATAAACTGTTGCAATAATACAAAGTGCATACATCAACTTGATGTCGATTTTGTCGCCATTGCGTGATGCTTGCTCTGTCATTCCTGCTCGTTCAGCCGCAGTCATTGAACGAAGTTGAACTGTAACGCCCCATTCAGGGACTTCAACTAATTCCTTCGTAATGTCATCTGCTGAAAAGATTGTTTCGCGTAAACTCATTTTTACTCCTTGGGACACTAGGTTGGTCACGATAATTTATTTAGTAAAGAGTCTGTTATGACCAAGTACCGCGTGTTACGGCGCCTGTCACCTGGAACTCTGCTGAGAACTTCACAGCATCGCCAACTGAACCACTCTTTTCATATGAGGTCAAATAAGCCTCACCTGAGTATTTGACATATGTAGATGTTGAACCTTCAGGACCGTATTCAAATGTAACTGAAGCCGCTTGACCTAGAATTGCCGCTAGGTGAGCATCAACTGTTGCATCGTATGTGCCTGAGATTGAAACTGTTGAATCTGTCAATCCAACAATGTAAGATTTTGCACTTGAACCAAATGAGGTTGTCTCAGCGGTTTCTACTGTCTGTGGAAAAGTTACATCTGTAAGTGTGTTTGAAATATCGGTAAGTGTGCCACTTGAATTGTCTACCTTGAATACGGTGGACTTACCATGACGAAATGTAGGCATTATTTATCTCCTTGAAAAAGCCACGGTTGGGGTGGCGGTACCTGTTGAACCTGCGACTGTGTAGTTCACACGCAGGTATCTTGCTACTGAAGTTCCAGCCGCTACTTCAACTCTTTCAGAAGTCTTAGATGTGGATGAAACAACTGTAAATGTCACCAAATCCGTAAAAGTTGAGTTGTCGGCTGACTGCTGAACTTTGACGGTGATGTTTCCGTTTCTAGTATTTGTAGGAACGGAAAGATATGCAACTCCGCCATTTGTTGAAGCGGCTGTATTATCGACGCCAGTACCGCTACCTGTTGCTGAAATAGCGGAACCTGATGAAAGAATTACTCCATGGTCTAAACCATCAGTAGCCTGGAACTCAGCGGATGCTTTTACGACATCTGCGATAGCGCCGCTTACTTCATATGAAGTGGCATCTGATTGAAGCATGATTGCGCGAGCGCCATTTGAATGACCCGATGGAGCAATTATTACCTTCTCTTTAGTTGTTGTACCAAGAGCGGTTGCAAAAAATTGGTCTGTTCCTGTTGATGCTGTGGATTCAAACCATCCTGATAGGGATACGGTTCCGTCCTCTAACCCGACAATGTAAGATTTTGAAGAATCTCCAAATGTTGTAGTTTCGGCAGTCTCCACATTGTTTGATGCAGTCATGTCTCCGAAATATGATGAAAAGTTGTACTGGTCAATAAAGACCGCAACACCTTTACCGTGTACGAAAGTAGGCATTATTCTTCCTCTTCAATTTCTTCAGCGTCAGCGATAGGTTCCGCGACAGGCTCTTCAATAACTGGAGTCTCAACAACGGTTTCTTCAATGACTGGGGTTTCTTCTTTAGCCTTTGCTGGCTTAGAACTATCTTCGATAAGACCCATTTCCAAAAGCCACTTTACTGATTGTGGTGGTAGGTCGTTCACAACTGCGCCAGCCTCGGCGCGCTTATTAGGCGGATAATCAATCCCCGCTAGGACTCTGTAACCCATCTAAACCTCCTGTATACGGCGCATGGGTAGCCCAAGTCACCGTCTTAGGTCACACGGACACGGAGGTTAGACGAAACTCGGGCGACTAGCGCACAGTAAGCAAAGTGTATCAGGCGAGTATTTTACAAAGATTCTCTGCGAGCGCGTTCTTCTCGAATCATATTTAGAGTTAGGAAGTATCCGATTCCATCTACGACTGTATCGGGTTTAGTTTGATTGACTTCACGGGCTATCTTCATTCCAACCATGCACAGGCTTACCTGCTCAGGAGTGACCTCACAACCCAGGATGACGCCCCATATTTGAGCCGCCCTAGTAAAGTTATCAAGAGGGTGTCCGTAAGCCGCCTGTCGCTCTCCTGAGACCAACTCAGCGGCATATGCGGCTATGTCTCTAGGGTCATTCATCGGAGTAGTTGTAGGTCCGTTACACCCGCATTTGAAACCAGGAATGTCAGAACTCCCACATCGGCAATCTCCCCCGTTGATTGTCTCCACCAAACGCTTCCCCCGTCCAAGGCTGGAGCCTGTATCCATTTGACGCCTCCCCAATCTGCTGTTTTGAGCGAATGATAATGACCCGATACTAAAATGTCGCAATCCCCGATTGATTGACGCCCTAGGGTTTGGTCAGCAATCCAACGGCGCAACTTTGCTTCAGGACCACCTCCAGCCCTAGCCAAGTGACCATGGGTAATTCCAATAATCTTTCCTTTGACCTCAAGGGTCAGACTCAACTCTTCGGTTGGGATAGCAAATCTGATATGCCCGTAGGCTTCAGGATTAGCGCCAAAGATTTCTGCAATGGACTCAACTAAAGCCACATCGTCGTTATCGTTGAGAGTAGTAAATGCTTTTCCGTTCTTACGGTTCTCACCATGGTTTCCACCAATTGCGGCGACTGTAATCTCGGGAACTAATTTGGACCAGCGGATAAGTGCATCTCTCAATAAGCGGCGAGCAATCTTTACTTGGTCTCGTCGGTCTACTTCAACTGTAAAAGTTTGAATGTCGTAATGACCATCGCATCCTTCAACTAAATCTCCCAGGCAAAGAACAGTTATTGAATCTACTGCTCTGCCTAACTTCTTCAATTCTTTCAATCTGAACTCAACATCATCAATAGCCTGAAGCCATCGTCCTACTAATCCTTTGAGACCGTCGCCGTCTCTCTTACCAACCTGCCAGTCAGAAACGCATACGACTAGACTAGCCTCGCCATCTATTTGTTTAGGAGTCCTAGGTTTGTGCTTTCTTATTTCTTGAATCAGGGCTTCTATATCAGCGTTTTCTTTAGCGCCTTTTCGAACAACTTTCCCTTTCCATTGACGATTGAGAATTCCCATTGTGTCGCCCCACACATTGAAAAGGACAGGCTCGACAACAGAAAAATGCTCAGGGTCTAATCCCCACATACGGAGAACTCCTGACCAATCAGGATGGTTTTCACCTTCCATTGGTTCGGTAGTTACGAATCCGTCATTACCATTCCAGGTAACGCCAGGTTGCCAATCCGCTTTTCTTTCGCGGGGTTCAGTTTTTTGAACTGAAGCAATCTCTGTCGTTTTGAGGAGATTGTCTAACGCATCATCAAGATTCACGCGGACACTTACACCCATCTTTGCCAAGTAGCCGTCTGCGGTGACGGCGCATAACATCAGAGCCTACCGTAATGCCAAAAGTTGCTAACACCTCCACTAAGCGAGCAGAGTTCACTTTTTCATTTGCTAAGGCTTCTTTGAATTTTGTTTGTGATGGTTCGGGAAGTTCTCTTGTAATTCTTCCAACTGAACACCCATCATTGATTCGTCCTAAACCAATCAAGTCATCTAAAGCGTTAGTGAACTCATCCTGATTTATTCTTGGATTTACAACGGGGACATCTGATGCTCCATGGGCGCGTCGCGCTTTCGAAGAGGAGTCTGTCACATTTCCAGCATCGCTGGAACTCATCGGTTGTTGCGTTTCTGCCATAAGGGTCTGCCACTCTCTCTGTGGGAGCCTGTGGCTCCGTGGTTATTTCCTCACTAGACATCGGAAGTTCACCGATACCATAGGGCGGAACTTGCTATCTACGCCAAGAGGGTTCACGGACCCCATTGGTTCAATACGCATAATATTGACAGATGAAATTGTAGAATCAAGTACCGACGCAAGTAAAGTTCTGATTGATTCTGCTTTATCTCGGGCTGTTGGGTAATCCTCTCGACCAGCACGGGCAACAATCTGAATCATTGGATAATCAATCACGATTCCTCCAGTTCCCATAGTGAACATTGGGGCGCTTCCTGAATTCTCGTAGACTGCTACACACTCGTCAGGGGTCTCAGGCATAGTGCCTAGGAAAAGGTTTGTTCCAAGGGTGCCAAGGCTGTTGGTCACCAAGTAGTCGCCAACGGACTCAAGAATGGTTGCCATTATCTGCTCCTACTTTCTATTAGATGGATAATTCTAGCCGCCATGTTTTTTTGAATATCAGGCAGTCTTTCCATAAATGGTTGTTCAAGGTATTTAGCCTGGGTAGGCGGATTGTGATAG